CGGCCAGCGAAGGTTCGGTTTCCGTGGGCGCGGAATATGGCGGCGACGGTGGTCCGAATCAGGACTGGTATACGTCCAGCCGCTACGGTGCCCTGTATTGGCTTCAGACGCGCGGCTACCGCACGGCGCTGTACCTGCCGGCCGCTGGCAGCTTCCCCCCGAATTTCCCCGCTGGCTATCCAGGCTATGGGGGCGCCGGCTTCCTGCCGGGTGGTGGCGGCTGTGGTTGCTAAGGTCACCACCAAGGTCAAGGGCGGGAAGAACGTCACCAAGGTGCTGAAGCGCCTGGGTTCCAAGCTGTCCAACCAGACGTTGCGCGTGGGCTTCCTGCCGAAGCAATACCCCGCGTTTCGCACGATGGGCAGCGGCAAGGAACGCGTGACGCGCCCGGTGAAAGTGGTGAACGTCGCACAGGTGGCTTGGTGGAATGAGTTCGGGACCACGCGTTCAAGCGGCAATCCTGGGTCACCACCGCGCCCCTTCTTCCGCAACACCATCAAGAAAAAAGGCCCGAACTGGGGCAAGGCCATGGGCCAGATTTTGAAGGGCGCCAACTATGATGAAAACCTGACGCTGGCGCGCATGGGCGAACTTATCCAGGGGCAGATTCAGGAAGAAATCATTGCAACGAATGACCCGCCAAATTCCAAGCGGACCATCTGGCTGAAGAACGGCGCAAGCAAACCTTTGGTGGACCAGGGCATCATGCTAAACTCCGTCAGCTACGATACCAAGCCAGGCCCACCATCATGAACCTACACGGCACGGTGCGCGGTGCAATCACCAGCGTAAACCCAGACATTGCGGCCACATGGATGCGCAGCACGGGCAACACCGTGGACGCGAACTACCACCAGGTGCCAGGCTACAAAACCCTGGGACCCATTCGCGTGCAGCCGCAGGCGCTGCGCGGCACGGCGCTGCAAAAGGCCGAACGCATGAACTGGCAGGGCGTCCTTCGCACCGTCTACATGTACGGCAACAAGCAAGGGCTGTTCCGTCCCGAACAGATGGGCGGGGACTTGCTGCTGTTCCCGCTGGTGCCCAATGGCCCGGTGCTGAAGTGGCTGATTGTGGACGTACCCGAAACCTGGCCGGACTGGTGCTGCGTCACCGTCTGCCTGCAACAAGACACACCCACATGACGGCCATCGTAGACACAACCCTTGAACAGGTGCTGACCGAAATAGGCAACTTCATTGTGGCCCAGCTTGGCCTTGCATCTGGTCAGTTGGTGGTCAGTTACCCCAACCGCGTCAGCAATCCCCCGGCCGGCCCCGGCTGGATTGACATGACGGTGGCGACGCGCACGCGGCTGAACACCAACATTGATGGCTGGGACATGACGATAGATGACCCGACCATGACCACCCAGGAAAGCCACTGGCAGCTTGGTGTGCAAATCGACTGCTACGGCCCCGTGGCGGAACAGTGGGTCCTGATTCTGGAAACCCTCTTCCGCGATGAAGTGGGCTGTGATGCGTTGACCTTCAGCCAGCCGCTGTATGCCGACGAAGGCACACGCGCCCCCGTGGAGAATGACAGCCAGCAGTATGAAAACCGCTGGGTGATGACGGCCTATTTTCAGTATGATCCGGTAGTATCGACAGCGCAAGATTTTGCGGATACACTGGCCCTTGACCTTGTGAACGTTTTCGAAAGGTATCCACCATGACAAATTCAATACCGGCCAGCCAACTGGTCAGTGTAATTCCCGGTGTGTTGAGCGCGGGCGGGACGCCATTGGCGCTGAATGCAGTGTTCCTTACGCAGGACACCAGCGTCCCCCTGGGCACCGCGATGCCCTTCGCCACGTCTGCGGATGTTGCCGCGTGGTTCGGTCCGAATTCCCCCGAAGCCGCACTGGCTTCCATCTATTTTTCAGGCTTCACAAATTCCAGCCAATTGCCTGGCCTATTGTACTTCGTGCAGTACAATACCGCGACGGTTGGCGCGTATCTGCGCGGTGCGTCACAAGCTGCGGTCACGCTGACCCAGCTTCAGGGATACAGTGGCGTCATCGTGGTGGAAGTGGACGGCCGCACCATCACCACCGCAAACACGAATCTTTCCAGCGCTTCCAGCTTCAGTGCAGCGGCTGGCCTCATTCAGACCGCGCTTCAGGCCGGCACCAGCTTTGTGGGCACCGCTGCCCAGACCGCTTCGGCCGATGTCATGAACGTGACGGCCACGGCCAGCGGCCAGCTTCATGTTGGCGACGTGCTGCAGGGCGCGGGCGTTGACACCGGCTCGACCGTGGTCAGCTTCGGTACCTACACCCCGACTGCCGGCACCGGCACCGTGATTGTGTCCACCGACACCGGCTTCACGTCCACCACCGTCAGCGTCCTGGGGACTGCCCTGGCGTCCTACGATGCGCAGCGCGCGGCCTTTGTCATCAGCAGCCCCGACACTGGCGCCAGCGCTTCGATTGCGCCGGCAACGGGTTCCCTGGCCATCCTTCTGGATTTGACTGCGGCCACGGGCGCCGTGACCAGCCAGGGTTCCATTGCGGCCACACCGGCAGGCGTGATGAACGTCACCGTGAATGCCACCCAGGACTGGGCCACCTTCATGACCGTCACCGAAGCCACCCCCAGCGACAAGGTGGCGTTTGCGGCTTGGGTCAATGGCACCGTGGACCGTTACCTGTACGTCTGCCAGGACAGCAACCCGCTGGCCTTGCAAGCGAACCAGCCCACCACGTTTGGCGCCCTGACGGCTGCCTATAACGGTGTGTGCCCTGTGTATGACACCACGGGCGGCAGCGTCGCGGCCTTCATCTGCGGCATCACTGCCAGCATCAATTTCACGGAGAATGCCGGACGCGTGGATTACGCGGGCCGAAACAACAGCCAGTTGACCCCGCAGATTACGGATGCGACGGTTGCCAGCAACCTGACCGGCAACGGGTACAACTTCTATGCCGTGTACGCGACTGCGGCGCAAGCCTTCCAGCAGTTGCAGTCCGGTGTGGTGTCGGGTGAATGGGATTGGATTGACGAATACGTCAACCAGATTTATCTGAACAGCCAGCTTCAGCTTGCCATGATGGTCCTTTTGGCGAACACCAAATCCCTGCCGTACAATTCGATTGGCTACGGGCTGATTCGGGCCGCGTGCTTGGACCCCATCAACCAGTTCGTGCTGTTCGGCGGCATCCAGGCAGGCGTGGTTTTGTCCGCGTCGCAGGTTGCCAGTGTGAACGCAGCGGCTGGTGTGAACGCGGCCAGCACGTTGCAGACTTCGGGATGGTACCTGCAAATCCTGCCGGCCAGCCCGCAGGTGCGCAGCGCCCGCACTTCGCCCCCAATGACCCTGTGGTACACGGACGGCGGCAGTGTGCAGAAATTGAACCTCGCGTCCATTGACGTACAGTAAGGAATCACGAACATGGCAGCCAAGCGCACAATTACTTCCGCCAACAGCACTTTCACCTTGTCGGTGCCGGACGTGTTCGGAATCCCGCAGACTCTTTCCGGCTACGCGGTAGATGACGCGTTTGACGCGGAATCGGTGGAAATCAGCGAAGCCTTCATGGGCGTTGACGGCCTGATGTCGGCCGGCTACACCCCGGCCATTCGTCCCATGACCATTCACCTGATGCCGGACAGCCCCAGCATTCTGCTGTTTGATGCGTGGGCGTCCAGCGAAGCCGTGGCGGAAGAAGTCTTCTTCGCCCAGGGCGCCATCAACCTGCCCAGCGTGGGCAAGGGCTATGTGCTGACCAATGGCGTGCTGACGAATTACAAGCCCCTTGCAGACGCCAAGAAGGTGTTGCAGGCCCAGGCGTATGGCTTGAAGTGGGAATCCATCATAGTCACCGCAATCTAAAATCCGCGACATAGGAGCAACGTATGACGCGACGTGTAGTAGTACACACGGCCGATTATGGCCGTGACACAGGTAAGCAATTTGTGCTTACCGAACTGCCGGCTGAACAGGCAGAATGGTGGGCCATCCGTGCTGGTCGCGCATTGGCCGTTGCGGGCGTTGAACTTCCAGAAGACTGGGAGAATGCCGGCATGGCGCAGATTGCGGTGCTGGGTTTTGCCGCAATCGCGCACCTTCCTGAACACACGCTGAAGGCGCTGTTGGACGAAATGTTCACCTGCGTCCAGTTCAAGCCGGCCAACCCGAAGGTACCGCCCCAGCCGCTTGGCGAAGGCGTCAACTGCCAGATTGAAGAAGTGAAGACGCGGTGGCAGCTACGCCAGCAACTGTATTACCTTCACACGGGTTTTTCACCGGCCGTCGATACCCAGGATACGGAACAGCCATCCTAAGTGGCGCGGGGGTTGACGGCCTGACTTCATACGCGAACCTACCGCTTATAGTCGGCATGGTGGTATCCTCAAGGTTGGCCACC